AAAGGCCCCGGAACCGTTTACAAGCACATTGACAAGGCGCTGAAAGGCGAGGAATACTTCATCTTTGAGAAAAACGGAACGTGGGGAAGAATCGGAACGAACCGGTGGATAAGCATTAAGGGCAAATATGTAAAGTGGGTGTGACCTCTGAACATCGTCATTGATAAACCCCAACCGAAGCAGCGTGAGTTTATGCTCCACAAAGAGATGTTTGTCGGATATGGTGGGGCAAAAGGCGGAGGCAAGTCACACGCATTAAGAACCGTAATTATAATGCTTTGCGCGAAATACGAGAATCTATCGGCGGTTCTTATCCGGCGTACCTATGACGAGGTAAAGTCAAATCAAATCCAATACATCGAACAGATGTTAAAGGATGCGATGACAGGGGAGAACAGAATCAAGCACAATGCACAAGACCATATCTTCTATTTCCCGAATGGTTCCCGGTTAAAATATACCTATTGCAGTTCCACCAAAGACCTTCAACAATTCCAAGGAATGTCCTATGACATCATCGGCCTTGACGAGGCTACGCAGTTTGAGTACGAAGTCTTTACGGCCCTTGCGGCCTGTTTAAGAGGTTCCCCTGAACTCCCCAAGCGTATGTATATCACTTGCAACCCCGGCGGTATAGGACACGAATGGGTTAAGAGATTGTTCATCGACCGGGATTTTCGTGAAGGTGAAAATCCAAACGACTTCGCGTTCGTACAAGCGTTGGCGAGCGACAACGTATTCAACGGCGAACACTATATGCGGACGCTCGATCTCTACGACGAACCGCTGCGCTCCGCATACCGTGACGGCAAATGGGATATATTCATCGGGCAGGCGTTCCCGCAATGGGACGAGGAAGCAATCAGCGTTGACTTTTTCCAAATACCCGACCATTGGACGCTTTCAATGTCTATTGACTACGGATTTGACTGTTTCGCTCCAATATGGTATGCTACCGATGAACAGGGTGTCGATTATATCCTGCGTGGAGCCGAGTACAAGGATTGCGTTGTCCGTGAAGCGGCAGAACATATCTTCCGCATCGAACACGACCTCGGAATCACCGAACGAAGAATCAGAAGGTACGCGCCCCCCGACCTGTTCAGACGCTCAACGCAGACCGGAAAGACATCGGTGGATATGTTTGCCGAAAACGGATATACCTTTATGCCGTCAGACAATAACCGGGAAGCGGGATGGTTGGCCATCAGGCAAAGGCTCTCCGACGGTCAGTTGAAAATCATAAGAGGCGCAGCGCCGGAACTGAACAAGGCGATGAAAATTATACAGTATGTTTCAGGAAATCCGAATGACTGCGAAAAAACCCCGCACGACATCACCCACAGCCCCGACGCATTGAGATACTATTGCGTAATGCGAAACAAGAAGGCGGTAGTTCCTGCGGTAGCCGTAAAGCGGGATAAGAGATACGCAAGGGCATTGGTTGAAAACAAACATTATGGTTCGAGATTCCGTCCGGGCAACTACTTGAAAGGTTGGTAATATGGATTTTCTTCTTGCATTTATCGCGGCACTTTTGGTAATGGTTCTATTGACCGGTTCATTTATCGGTGGATATTTTTATGGGAAACGAAACAAAAAGTCCGTTAAGACGGAGCAGCCGACCGAGGAAGATAGGTTAAGACAAAAGCACTTGCAAAATCTGTTCCGGTTTTAAGGAGGATAAATGGCACTCAAAACCATACCGTTCTATGACGATTACAAACACGCCCTTCCGGCCAATATCTTTGCCGAACACGAAAAGGCGAAGGCATACAAGGATAGTCTTGGCGAGAACGGATTGTTTGAACAAGCCCGAATCAACGAACTCTATATGCTTGGACAGCATTGGGAGGGAATTGATATAGGCGACGTGGCTCCGAAGCCCGTTACCAACGTTATTAAGCAGATTATTGATTACAAGATTTCCAATATCGTCAGCAACCCTATCGACGCTATGTTCTCCTTTGAAGGGGTTCCGTATAATGTAGCGGAGGAAATGCGCGGAAACCCGGAAGAGATTATGGGTGCTGTTGAGGGTGATGGCGAACAAAAGATAAATGCCATCGCGGACGCTATTACTGCACACTTCAAGACCATTATGGAACGGTCACAGATGGACAAGATGATGCAGACGGGCGTCAGAAAAGCGGCTATCAGCGGTTCAATGATTCTATACCTTCCGTACAATCCGAAGGCCCGGACAGGATTAACCTCCCCCGATGGAAAGAAAAAGATTGTCGGCGCGATTGAACCGGAACTTTTGAATGTCGCAAACGTGGACTTCGGCAACCCGGCGCAACTCGACGTACAAAAGCAGCCTTACATCATTGTTTCGCAGATGCTTGAAATCAGGGACATTGTACGAATCGGAGCGCTTAACGGAATACCCGAAGATGAACTTTTGAAAATCGGAAGCGACGAGAACGAAAATACAGGGAATTGGAACACGGCCGAAAAAGATGGACAGGCCAAACAGGCTCTCCTGCTTACGAAGTTTTGGCGCGTCTATGACGAGAACGGAGATTCGTCCATCTACTGTACCCAAGTGTGCCGTGGTGTAACGGTCAATAAAGAGTTTGACACCAAACAGCAACTCTATCCCATTGCTATCTTTCAATGGGATGAACGTGAGGACTGCATCTACGGCCACAGCGAAATCACTTCCCTGATTGCCAACCAAAACGCAATCAACAGGCTTTCCTCGGTAGAAATAATGTCGATGCTCTTGACGGGAGTACCTAAGATGGCGTATAATGATGAAGTGATTACTTGCGCCATCACCAACGAACCCGGTCAAATGATTCCAATATCCGGTATGATTGGCGATGTCCGGCAGCATATCACCTACCTGAATCCCGCACAGACAAGCCCGAATTGGGATAATGTTCAGCAGGCCCTTATCGAGAACACCAAGATAATCTCGGGCGCGAACCAAGCGGGATTAGGCGAACTCCGGCCGGAGAATACATCGGCCATCATCGCATTAAGAGAAGCCGCGACACTTCCGCTGCAACCGATGCTCACAAGGTTCTATGCGTTTTATGAGGATATTGCGAGGATTTGCGGCGACATCATTCTGAACAAATACGGCGTACATTCTCTCAAAATGACAAAGAACGGAAACACCTATTACGTTCCATTCAACTCCGAGGACTATAAGCACTTGATGCTTTCCGTGAGAATTGACGTTGGCGCATCTACCCTTTGGAGCGTGTCCACCGTCATATCGACACTCTCGAATCTCTTGATGCAAGGCAATATCACAATCCTTGATTATCTTGAAAGAATCCCCGCCGGTTACATTATCAAAAAGAATGAACTTATCAAGGCCGTCCGTGAGCGTGAGGCACAGAAAGCGGAGATGGAAAAGGCCGCGTTGGCTGCTCAAACTCCTCCCACAGCCCCTACTGATGCGCCTACCGAAACGGCTCCGACAGAGGAGATAGATGTACCGGGAATGTTGGACGAACTGAATGACGACGAATATCAGGCGTTAAAGGAGCGCCCTGACATTCTCGAAAGCGTTATGGGTATGCCCTCCGAGGGAGGTTAATATATCATTCTTTGGGCATAGAATTAAAACAGCCTTATCGAAGTCGCGGGTATCGACTATAACCTACTTTTGAAAGGAGAACCAATGGACATCCAAGAAGAAATGGCTCAAATCATCACGGAGGCAACGGTGGATGAAACCCCGGCGGAACCTGAAAAGTCCGAAACTCCGAGTGAACCCGAAAGTGTACCGGCACCTACGGAGGAGCCAAAGAAAACCTTCAAGGTCAAACACAATAAACAGGAAGTCGAACTCACCGAGGAACAGGCAAACGAAGCCATTCAGTACGGACTGTATGTGAAAGACCGAGGCGGTATCACCCCCATCAAATGGTTTGATGAACAAGCCAAAGCGGCAGGATTCGACAGTTTGGCGGCTTATCAGAAGGCTCTTAAAGAAGCAAGCGAACAGCGTGAAGTTGCGCGTTTGGTTGAAGAAGATTCCTTACCGGAAGAAGTTGCCACCGAACTGGTTCAGTTGAGAATGGAAAAAGCAGAACGCGCAAAGGCCGAGGCCGAACAGACCACCGAGGCCGTTGATGCCAACCTCGTAAATGAGGTGCGTGAGTTCAATAAACTATTCCCTGACGTGGACGTTGAGAATCTTCCCGCAGAAGTTCTTGCAGAAAAGCAGGCGAACCGTTCGCGCTCCATCGTTGACATCTATGCAAGGTATGCCGTACAGCAGTACAACAAAAATCGGCAGATTGAAGAAAGTCAGCGGAAAGCAGCAGAAACAAGCACACCTTCATTGCAGGGCGTGGCAGATTCGCCCGACCTGTATGCCTTTATCGACGACATCATTTTCAAAAAAAAGGAGTAATGACAAATGCCTATCAATTTCAATGTATTCGGTGAAAAAACCGCCGATGCACTTGACAAAGCGTTCATTCAGAAAAGCGTTACCGGCTTTATGGACACAAACCCCGACAACATTCAGTTTATCAACGCAGACACCGTTCTCGTTGGTGAAACCAATTTCAGCGGCCTTGGCGACTATGACCGCGACAACGGCTTCCCCATCGGCTCTATCAGTTCGTACAAGCGTTCCTACACACTGACGCAGGACAGAGGCCGGGCCTTCCAAGTTGACGCGATTGACTACGATTCCCTCGACGCCGCGCTGAAAAAAGGCGTTATGGATATGGCTGACTGGCAAAACAGATATGTCGTGCCCGAAATCGACGCCTATACCCTTTCCAAGCTGTATTATTTCTCCACCACGAAACGCGAAGCGGCCAACGTTGAACTCTCGGCGGCCAATGTCTATTCCACGCTTGTCGCCGTTCAGGATTCCTGTATGGATGTTTCTGACGAGGAAGATTTGGTTTGCTTTATCCCGCGTTCCGTCCATTCGATGCTGAACGCCTCTACCGAAGTCACGAAAACCATCGACGTTCGTGAGGTCAACAAGAACGGCATCTCCACGAAAGTCAAGTTTATCGACAATATGGAGATTATCCCGGTCAACGCGCAGAGGATGTATTCGGCGTATCGTTCGCTCAACGGTGTTGATGACGACCAATACAATGGCGGGTTCGTTGTCGCCGACGGTGCTGTCCCGATTCAGTATATCGTTATGCCCCGCTCGGCCGCGTTCAGAATCACGCGCACGAAGA